CCACATCAGTGGTCGGAGAAATATGTACTCTATAACGCTCGGGTTCGACTCCATGAGTGGTTGAAAGATTTCAAGGTGAACCTCAAAAACATCGAGATCACACCTGGTGAAACTTTTTTAACCGCACATGGAAAGACTTCGATTGTGGAAAAATTGTCCTCTAAAAAACATTGGACGATTACAATCGAATGCGTCGATGATTTCGCACGCCTTTGCTACAACAACCTTTGGTTAAAACGTGTTGCTCGTTCTTTTTTCAAAAGAAGAACCCACGAAGATGAAGAGATCCTGTTTCGCAAGTTTAATCCTGAGAACGCAGGTTTCAAAGTCTTCCGCTACAAATTAGTGGCGGACGTTTTAACCATCGTACGCGGCAGCCGTAGTTCAACAGTTCCGAAGAACTGCACGGCTGTACGTTTTATTAATGTAGAACCACTTTGCAATGTCATTTTACAGCGCTGCATAGCTCTTGAGCTCCGTACTGTTCTTGAACAGTTAGGAAATAGTCTTGAGACTGGACAGGCTGATCATAAAGTGTTAATTGCAAACTCCCGCTACAGCACCATTGATTTTTCCAACGCTAGTGATAGTGTTGTATTCTCTTTGATGGATTTCTTCTTTCCTGCAAAGGTTAGTAGAAAGTTAGCGCAGTATCGTAGTCCTATGGTTTTAATTGAGGGTGTTTATCATATACCTAATAAATTGAGCTCCATGGGCAATGGGTTTACGTTTGAAGTTATGACTATTTTGTTGTTAGCCATAGCTCGTACTCTCGACGATACAGCTCGCGTCTATGGGGATGATGTTATTATTCATTCCCTAGTTGCTGAGCAATTCGTGAGATCCTGTAATGATATTTGTTTCAGGATTAACCCTAAAAAGACCTTCATTCACAGTAAGTTTCGTGAATCATGCGGTGCTTTTTATCACGATGATGTTGGATACATCACCTCGTTCGACTTCAAGTGGTGTGAAAGCGAAAGTGATTGCATAATTAGCTGTAATAAGCTTTTATGCATCGCTCGCGAAAACACTAACCGTCATGTCAAAGGTATGGCGCTGAAGGCTTATCGAGCCTGTGTTGCAGTTGAGGGCCTTTCTATGTATCTTGGCCCGGACCTTTGCGATCAACGTGATC